CTTATTTATGAGGAGTTCTGGGGTGAACCGTATACCACCCAAGGACTGTCCCGTAAGGAGCTTCATTCTAGTCATAAAGAGTTAGTTACCTTAATGTCCACTTGTAGTACAGCAGATTTTGCCAACGTTCACACAGCTAAAGTGTTCGTGGAGAATTATAAAAAGATTATTAAGAATGCAGCTACATTGAAACCAAATGATACAGCTTCGATAGACTTTTTAGCTTCTGTTTCACGGCAGATGCGAGATTGGAGAGTTCAGTTCCAACAATGTCAGCATATAATAAATCAGTCTGAAAACTCACAGCCAAGAAAAGAACCTCTTGGCATTTTGTTTCATGGAGAAAGCGGAAAAGGAAAAACCTATTTTTCTACACTTCTTTATGAATATCTCTCTCTGCGCTACAGAAATGAGAAATTTACTGGAAACGACCTATATTCCAGAAATTCAAATGATGATTTTTATTCAGGCTATCACAATCAGTGGGTCATGCTTTATGACGAGTTCCTACAGTCAAAAGATCCTAATGACCGGATTTTGCAAGCACTTGAAATAATAGATGCTATAAATACCAAATCTTGGCAGTTGGTTATGCCAGGACTTGAAGAAAAAGGTTCAACTTATTTCCGTTCAGAAATAGTAATCGCAACTACAAATCAGAAACTTCCTCTGAAAGTTGCAATTGAAGAACCAAATGCTTTGCATCGTAGATTTATCGCTGTGAAGATTACTCAAAATAATAAATCCTTTGAATCTAGTGAAGATGGCACTGTCCAATTAAATCTGAAAACTCTTAATGAGAATTACAGGTTTGAGGTGGACTACTTCATTAATGGTGATCTTGAACACCACGTAATATCCAAGAATGTCGATTTTTCAGGACTCATCTGTATTTTGGATGAGCGCAAAGCTTATAACGACGCCAAATTTGGCGAAGTTAGAGTGTTTGATCCTGCAGTCATTGACCATACACACAAACCTTCGGGTGATAGTGTGTTAAAAGTAAAAGCCTCACTCAATGAGGATGGAGATCCTGAAACTCCAGATAAACCAGAAGATGAACTTTTAGTTCATAAGCCAAAAGCTAAAGCTCAAGGAATATTTGATTATTTACCTGATTTCTCTCAAACTTTGATATCATGGCACGGCCGATACAAGGTACCTTACAAGTATTTACTTAAAGGTTATACATCAGGAATTACCAAAAAATTTCGAGAGTGGTTATGGCAGAACAA